GTGTGTACGCCTGCTTTAACAGCATTACATGCTTCGGTGGAAGTGTAAGAGTAATGTTAGCATTTCTCTTAACATCGTTTTCCAAAAGTTTTACAAGCATGCTGTCGATTGTTTCAAGGATGTTGTCCTTTGTGATAGTCGTTGCAGCAGAGTTGAATACTACAGCCTGTTTATTTAAGGACATATTTGCGATGAATTTATCCATCTCATTTGCAAGCCCTTCCGATGTTTCTTTGGATAATGCTTCCATAACACCACCTACAGCCTGTCTCTTGTCGATATCATCAACTTTGTAGTTGAAGTATGCAACCTGGTTGATATTCAAAGTGATGGACTGATCAGCAACATCTTCTGCTTCGCCCAGTTTAATCTTCTTACCAATCTGTGTTGTGATTGTTGGCTTGCCTACACCAAGGATTCTTACGGAGTCGCCTTTCTGCTTTACGTCTCCCTCGTACTGTCTGTTTGTATCGTCTACAAATACGGTTTCTCTTTCTAAGTCTCTGTTAATGGATTCCGTCCACACTGTCGGAATAAAATTCTGATATGCCATTTGTTATTTCTCCTTTACCATTTGGTCATTGATTTACGGATAAGATCAAAATTCTTGCTTACTTCCTCCTGTGACATTGCAGCAACCTCTTCACGAGTGAAATAATCGGTTTCCGGCTTTGTGTTTGTTGCGACTGCCCCGACAACTGGGGGTTTCTTGGGTGTGGTATTGCCCTTATAAGCAAGCAACATCTGATAAGCTTGCTCTGCCCCCATTTCTCCCATTGGGTTGAATCTGAATGCCAAGTATTCCTGCCCTAATTCATCAATAGACTTTACTTCGGGATGTGATTTCTGAATCTCTGCTAAATCCGCATCCATTTGCGCTTGAGCCTGCTGCTCTAATAGCTGCTGCTCTAAGCTAGCGTTTTTATTTTGGAGTTCAGCGAGCTGTGCTTGCATTTCCGTTTCTGCTTTGACTTCCTCGAATGGTCGTTCGTCGTAGTAGGCATGTGCCTTTAACGCTTTGTCTTCACCATCAAAAAACAGCCCTAAAGCATCTTCGTACTCTTTGGACTGTTTCTGTGCTTCGGCTAATTGCCGAGCGAGTTCTTCATTGTGTCTTCGCATCTGTGCAAATGCTGCATCTTGCTCTGTTTTGGCAGTTTCGGCGACTTCCTGCTCTTCTTCGCCTAAAACTTCCACTTCCGACGGTTCAGCGGCCTCCGTCATTTCTGCGCTTTCCTCAATTTGAGGATTCAAAGTTTCTGTTTCCATGTTTTATCTCCTTTTTGAATATTAAAAAACAGCCGGTTAGGCTGTCTCTTGACTAAATAATTGCTGTTGCACAAGCCCGATCGCGTCCTCTTGCGGGATTCCCTGTGATACAAGGTTTAATACCTGTCTTGCAAAGTTTTCTCCGCTTTGGGCTTGCTGTTTTGCCATCAGTGCTTCTCTCTTTGAAAGCACTGCTCTTAATTTTCCTTTCGGAACCGAGCCATTGTCCGGTGCCAGCTCCGCATATTCCTCTAAGGATAACTGCTGACGGTCGAACATGTTGTCAAGCCACTGCTGTTCGGAAAGCTTCGTCCACTGGTTATCTTGTGAAACGTCAATTCTGACTGTTGGCTTTAATTCCTGTAATTGCTTTTGGTCTATTAAAACTTGTACTTCTGATCCCATATCATTGGTGGAAGTAACCTCGATTCCTTCGGGGTGATAAGCCACCCACATATCGAACCATAACAAGGCAACATCTTCTACAAACTGCTTGTAGCGTGCCACGTTCTCGTTTAATGGAACCTGTGCGGAGTCTCTGACTGCTATAATCGCCTGTCCGGATGCCTGCTCCGGATTGACATTACCCATCGCATAATCACTTGCGCCTGCCAAGTCTTTCGTGGTCTGCAATAAGTCGTCTTGAAGGTTCTTTGCGTCACTTGAAATGTTTGTGGCGTTCAGGTAGGAAACTGCTTGTGATACCGACTGCGAACCGCCGCCATTGACCGCGATCGGCTTTCCGACCGTATCTAAATCTTCGGGATTCGGAACAACCGTAGAGTCATAGGCAATTCTAGGAAACGCGCATAGCTTTACGGTTATTGCTCTTCTTGCAGCTGTTTTGTTGACCTCTAACTGGTTCGGTATCATTTGTGCCACTTCCGAAACGCCTCTTGCGTTATACGGCATTGGCTCCCATATCATGGAGCAGATCGGGTACGAATGAAGCCCTGTTACATCACCTTCGATGGCGTGCAGGGGTTCATAGACGCACTGCGCGGTGGAACGTGCGACTTTTACGACTCCGTTTTCCTTTGTCATGTATAACAGTGAGGTCACCTTATTGGAAACCTCATAATTATTCAGAATTACTCCTTCATTTGCATCGGAATTGCTGTCTCCGACGATCAATTCAATGTCTTTTTTCGGGATTCCGTTCTCTTTGGCAATTCTTCTGACCGCCTCGACCTCTAATCTCTCACGAATGATGATAAAAGGCTGCTCTTGCAGTTCTGTGATGTTTTCATCGCCGAAAAGAACAGAGGTGTTCGGTAAAATCTTTGGCGGCATATCTGTTCTGTCACTGCCCCAGTACGCATAAGAATCGCCTTGTATGGCAGCTGACTTGATAATATCCCACGTTTTGGAGTCCATTTTGGACTTCTCCCAGTTCTTTGCAAAGTTTTGGTTCAGAAGTTCGTATATAGGCTGTAAATCGGCTCTATTCTCAATATCAGAGTATTTTGCAGTCATGGAGTTCTGCGACACAATAGCCGTTTTATATCTGACAATCGGTGAAATAAAGTTCAAAATCGGCAGTTCTTCACCGCCGGTATTGCATCCGACCCACTGATTGCCAATATAAAAGTTCCAGTTTCGTTCAGTTTTCTTGACAAGCCTTTGTTTATCAAGATAATCTTTGCATTTCTCATATTTCTGCCATATTTTGGTATAAACTTTGTCTTGCATTTATAACTCCTTTTGTCCGACACCGAATCCGTCGTGATTTTCGATGTTTTCAATCAGTGTGTTGTAATATTTCCTCTTTTTCGCAGCTTCTTTGTCCTCTTTTATCTTGGCAATCTTCTGTATCGGTGTTTCTATCTTGATTTCGGGCTTGCGTGTCTCTTTTGCTCCGATGTTATAGCCCTTTATAAAGCAAAAGACGCTCAAAATCGGCGTCAAAACTGCTAAAATTAGAATTGTAATGTCAGATAACATGAATTTTGTCTCCTTTGTCGAATCTTTTCCCTTTTTTCTTCTTCAATGCAGGGAAATTTCTCTCTAAAAATGATTCTTCTTTTGCTACTATCACTTTTGCGTCGGAATATATGAGCTTGTTTAACACTTGACTCATGCAGTCAACCTGGTCGTCGTGTTTTCCATTCGGAAACGCCGCGCATTCGTCCACAAAATCACCTGTAAATGGTTTATTTTTCGGTAAAAAGCAGTTTCCACTCTCAATCGTGCCGATTACGGCATTGACACGAGAAACTTTTCCGCCTTCCGGATTGACTGCGATAACTCCGCCCATGTGCGTCCTTAAATACTTCACAATCGCAGATCCGTTTGCCTTGTCCTCGATGTAGGTTGTCTTACATCGTGGATACATTGCCCGAAGACGAATGATTTCACGCATGGTTGACGGCATATCAAGGTGCTTTTTCACTGCATCGACCAAATACAAGTCAGCATTTGTCTTTCCCCATACCTGAATTGCTACAAAGTCATTGTCGTCTCCGTCTTTGAACGTTGCATCGACGCTCATCGCCATTTTTTCAATATGTGGAAGTGTCTCGTAATACTGCCACCACTCACGCTTGATTATATTGCCTGCAAGGCTAGTCGGACGTCCTTGATATAACGCATTCCAGGCACGTGAACCGCTAAGCCTCGTGTATGACTTCTTGAAGTCTGCAAGCCAAACATTGTCCTTGCCAATCTCCGGACACAAAGCGTCACCGACTTTTCTGCCTAAAATATCGTCCGGCTCTGCTTCCAAAGGAATATTGACAACCTTGACATTTTCCTCTGTCTCTATCAGCCTTCCGGCAAGGTCGTCCTCATGCCAGCGCGTCATAATCACAATGATTTTTGCACCGGCATAAAGTCTTGTCTTATACGACGAAAGCCATTCGTCAAAGACTCTGTTTCGGTAACTTTCAGAATCTGCTTCTTGTTGGTTCTTTACCGGGTCGTCGATAATCATCAAATCGCATCGACGACCAGTAACGCCGGACATTAAACCTCTGCTTATCATTCCGCCAAGATGCCCATCAAGTTCAAACTCGGTTGCGTTTGCAGGTGAACCGATTTTTATGCCAAATACGTCACCTCCAAACTCTTTTATCTTCTGCAAGTTCCTTCGTCCGAATTTCTGCGCGAAATCTTCCGAATAGGAAATCTCAATCACGGATTTTTCCGGGTTTCTACCAAGATACCAACTTGGCAGTGTTTCAGTTACTGTCAGCGACTTTCCATGCTGCGGTGGCATAGATAAAATCAAAATATCATATGCGTGACCGGTTTCCTCTTCAAGAAAATCCTGCACCGTATCGCACAAAAAACGATGGAATTTGCTCGTTTTATAGCCACCATTGGAGTGTTTTACATATGCAAAGTAATCCGTCCTTAAAACGTCTCTATAGAGCCTTAAAACATCATTCATTTTTCGCCTCTAATAGTCTTGGTCTTGAATATCCAAGTTCCTCTAAATTCTTCTTCGCCTCGTCAACACTGGATGTGTCCTCAACCTTCACGACCCTGTCTTCTCTCTTATCCGCCCAGTCGCATAAATTCTTCAAAGTGAATATCGCACTGGATGTGTTATAGGCTCCTACCAATGCACCATCACTTAACAAGTCGCCTAGCATGGACTTATATTCACTCTCCTGCGATGGACTCATATTCGCTAGGTGGTCCCGCATTGACCGCCTAGAAATGCCTAGCCACATCGCTAGGTTTGTGACGTTCGGCACAATCGGCATTACGCCTGTTTCTCCATCCGGTCTCTTAAACTCTTTCACGAAGTTATGCTTTCGGATATATGCACAAAAACCCTCAAACGCCGTTAATATCTCGTCGCTGTTTTCAAATATCTTTTTTTGAAGTGGTTCTAAATTATCCCGCATAGAGTAAATATAGCCCCACATCGCTTTCGCTTCTTTCGTCAGGTCTTTATCCTCTAGGTTCAACGGGTTCGGTCTTGCCTGCTCATACTGCCTATAAAGCTGATCTGCTCTACGTATCGCTTTCTTCGCATATGCCGCCTTGTTCTTCTCTTTAATCTGCGGTCTTGTATGCGGGACAAATGGTTGAACAACCAGTTCGTCATTCCTTGGCCTGCCCCTCTTTCTCTTTTCTTCTTCCATTTCGTACCTCTTTTCAGTCTATTTACAGTTATTTTTTTACTTTTTCAGTGGTTTTGCTCATTTCCTCGGTATCCCGCCCGTGAGCAAAGTTGCCTTTTTACAATTTATGTATTAAAAACGCTAACATTTTTTTCTAATTTTGGAATAAAGGCTTCTTTTGCCTAGTGGGGTGTTTACGATTCGCTTGCGAGGTGTAAGTACTCTGTATAGGGGACACGCTCGCGCGAGTGGGGTCATTTACGATTCACCCCATCGTCCCATCAGCCCACCCCCTGCCCTACTATATGTAGTGGTTGAGGGGTAAAAACAACGGCAGGAAAGAATAAGGGTATTTCTTCCACCGCCTACGATTATTGAAATTTCAACGCTTGCAAGTATAATGTAAAACTTTGTAACTATTCCGATAACTATGATTTAGGGAATAGTTGAGAAGAAATGAAGATGTGCCAGTTATGCATGGAAAGCGTGTTCCAGTCGGCTTTTTGGGCGAGAGGCATCTATAAGAGCCCAGTCCATTTTTGTATTTAATTGAAATTGCGCTACATTTATACGCACGAAAAAAGACAGCCTGCATAAGACTGTCTGTGTAAATATAGTTTTGGTTTACTGTTTAAGGGTGTTCCTGTATAGTTTCCCCCGATTCCGGAGCCTGCCTGCCCTGTGTTCCTATATATGCCCTGGGATCGCGCCTATAATGGTCGGGAATGCAGGATTCGAACCTGCTAAGCTATAAGCGTCAGATTTACAGTCTGATGTGCATCACCCGCTGCACCGATTCCCGATATATCGCGCTACCTGCATCTATGCAGCCATTCCCCCGATCCCTGCCGGCCCTGTGCGCTGTGTTCATTTATGTTATCCGGATCTCTTGCCGGTCATAACCTTTTGCCCCGTTGCCGGGGCGTTGAAAGGAGGTAGAAAAATGAAATTGATCTTTCCCCACTACTATTTTACCATAGATTTGAAACTTTTTTGTCCGCGGAAAGTCCGTATTTTTCAACGGTTTGCTGGTTTTGCCGAAAAAAGTTTGAAAAAAATTTGAAAAAGGGGTTGACATACACCGATTGCAGTGCTATGATGTGGATACAACGAAAGAGCGGAACGCCACAAGGGCGATTGAAAGGAGAAAGAAAATGAAAAAATATGCGATCGTAACAATGACAGGAGAGGACGGAGGAGCAGCCACCTATTTCGACACAAAAGAACAGGCAATCGCAGCGGCAAAAGAAAAGCTGAACGACTGGTACACACCAGCAGACAGAAAGCGTAAACAAGAGATGGTTTACGAATGCGAAGTTGACGAGGACGGGGACGAGATCGAATTCATCGACAGCATAATATGTTTCCCGTACAGCGAGGTATAACAATGGGCAGAGCATCGCATGGTCAATCCGGAACAAGATTGTATTCTATATGGTCGAAAATGAGATCTAGATGCAACCGAAAAAAAGATCCTGCTTTTAGGTTCTACGGAGCGAAAGGAATCAAAGTCTGTGAAGAATGGGAGAATGACTTCCTTTCGTTCAAAGAATGGGCTGAACTCAATGGTTACACCGATAAACTAACAATAGACAGAATCGACAGCAAGAAAGGGTATTCGCCAGATAATTGCAGATGGCTAACACCAAGTGAAAACTCTGCGAGAGTGAAGTTTTCTAGGGATTCCGAAGCGTTTAGAAACGCCATTGAAAAAGGCTTAAACAACTGGTTCACTGAATACAGCGATCAAGCAGGCGTCAGCAAAAGAGTAGAACTAATAAACAAAATCATTTCAGAACTTCCGAATCTCGGAACCGGACAACTTGAATTAGTTTACACTCATATCGAATGGATAAAAGCACAAGCGGAAAGCAATAAAAGAAAGCGAGAAGCAGACAAAACAATCAAAACATATCAGGAGTATAAAAATGGCGCAGAAATATACGGAAGCAAAGAAAATTGCTAACCGCAAATGGGATGCCGAAAACCTAACAGCAATAACAATCCGACTGCCAAAAAAAATGGCGGTGGATTTCAAAACAAAATGTAAAAACGATGGCATATCACAAGCGGGCATTATAAAAGAGTATATCGAAGATTTTTTAGGGAGATAACATCTATAAGGGCTAGAAGAAAAGCAAGGCATAACACCTTGCTTTTTTCTTATAGCTTATTTGCCTTGTAATCGGCGATTTCGCGGAGTTTTTTTCTCAATTTGCTCAATCGGTCATAGGTTGCAGTTCTGTCGTATCCTAGCGCATTTTTGAGGTCTTCAAAGTTCTTCGTTCCCTTCTGCTGCGCGATGTACTGGATCATCAGCAGTTCGTCTGAATCTAAATCCGCGGTCAGTTTGTCGTAGGCATTCAGATATTCTTGATATTCCCTGATTTCCCAGTCGATTTTTTCCCTGCGCTGCGCCCGTTGCACTGTCGGGTCCGATATTCCGCTGCCGCGAACATGGGAATAGTCCATGCCGCCGGAATCGGCTGCAGCTTCTTTTTCGGCGATCAGTTCCGCCAGTATTCTGACGTTTTTGTCATAGTCTGATAGGAACCGGTCAACGTCGAAGTTATAGTATTTTTCTACCATTATTTTTCTCCTCATATTGCGCTTCAAATATATGCATCATCTCACAAAGACCTTGCGTGATGGCTTCTATGTCGTATTCGTAATATACGAGTTTTTTCGGATATGAAAGCGTAACAGCAGCGCTATCTTTTTCGATTACTAAAAATATTAAATGGTTGTGTTCGTCTTCGACAAAACGTGTTTTTATTTCCTTTTTTTTGCAATCTGATATAAAGTCATTTATCACATTGTAGAATCGTTTTTCCGTTTCATCACATTTTTTGCGATATTTTCTACCCATATCAATCCTTTCTGCCGGTCAGCCGGCCGTATTTCTCTTTTTTTGTAGGAATACATAATCTCATCACACATGCAGTTTAATATCTTTTTCTTTTTTATTTCCTCGTTTTCTGCTTGAAATTCCTTGTATCCTTGGCATGTAGCATGACAGCCAACCTCTCGCTTTTCGCATCCGTAGCATGGTGCCTTCATTTCAACTCCTTCATGACGCCTTTGTAGCAAATATCCGGATATTCGCCGCACTCATCGGGACCCGTTGCGCAGAACCGGCAAATATTTTCCGGCGTCAGTTCCGACAGGTCTTTGCACTTTATCCAACCGTGAAGAAATGTTTCTTGTTCTTTTTTCATCCGTTCCTTGTCACACATAGCTGCTATTTGGATTGCTTCGGCAGCTGCGTTTAGCGCGTGATATTTGATAAATGCGAACGACGATTTGTTTACTTCGTCTCTTTTGATGTCTTCCCATATCCTTGCAATCCACTCCGCCATATCCGACAATTCATCGGCACATTCCTCGTATTCTTCCTTGATCACCGCATAGGCTTCATGGTATGAATGAAACAACGGATATTTCTCATTTGCTTCTTTCAGTTCTTCGTCTACTAACTCTTGGATTTTTGATAATTCAGTCATCGTTTCTCCTTTCAACTAATTCCATAATGCAGTAGTTCGCTAAATCCAGTAATGTATCGTCGATGGATTCATCAACGTGCTGTTTACCTCCGTTCATTAACGTCTCTAGGCGGTTTAATTTGTCGTTTAATCGGATTAAAATTGCATTTGGATATTTCCCTCGTACCAGTGCAAAACTATCGCCGTAATCAGCGTTTTTTGCCTCGTAGGTTTCGTGCAGATTGTTGCAGATCTCCTTGTGAATGTTCATTTTGTTTTGCTGTTTATACCTTTCGTCTCGCATGTCGTCGATTTTTTGGAAAATTACATCAAAAGGGTTTTTTCGTTTTTCATTCAATTCACAATTCTTTCCCCATAGTTCTGCATAATCTTTGAATGTCATTCCTACTCACCTACCCCACACATCTGAGCAACAACCACCATAAAAATTATCAAACCTTGCACTATTTTTATGTCGGAACCATTGAACTTATTGTCAAGAACAGTTCCTACCAAGAAGGATATGGCAAATGCTGCATAAGCAATTTTATATATCATTCATTCTCACCTACCTTTACAAATTCCTTAAATTTTTCAAAACATTTTTCACACATATGAAATTTGGTACATTTCCCAATGCGATAATGCCAATTATGAAATCTGTATTGAAATTGTGTTGTTATGTCTTTGCCGCATATGTCGCATTTGATTCCGCTATATTTCATTCCTGCTCGCCTGCCTTTCTCAAAAAATACTCTTCCACACATTTCTGACACGGTTCATTTTCATAATTTCCGTCATTTTTCGGCTGATACTTCAAATGAATTTCTTTTGGAATTTCATCGCACAAGAAATAATCTACTCTGCCTAGTGCGACTATGTATTCTGCCATTAGTTCAATGGCTTTTTCATATTGTTTCTTCATTCCTGCTTACCTGCTTTAACGAACATTATCCAGTGCGTTTTATTCAATCTACCGCTTTTGTGGCCAATTAACGGCTTTTGTGCGGATAGTTTTAAAATATCTGATACAGCAATATCCGTCTCGCTCCACTTGAACACCAATATTCCATCTTTTTTTAGAACTCGGAAGCATTCAGAAAATCCTTTTTTTATATCTTCTTTCCAAGATTCAGCGTTCAGTTTTCCATATTTTTTTGCGAGCCAAGAGTTCTCCCCGACTTTTAGTAAATGCGGTGGATCGAAAACCACTAGATTAAAAGATTCGTCCGAGAATGGTATGTTTCTAAAGTCTCCTACGACATCTGGCTTTACTCGCAAACTTCGACCATCGCACAGAATATCTTCAAAGTTTCTGTTATCCATGAATGTCACTAATGGATTGTGCTTGTCAAACCAAAACATACGGCTGCCGCAACAAGCATCTAGTATCTTCATTCCTCTTCACACTCCTTTGCAAATGGGTCATATTCACTTGGTTCTGCTTTATTTGCCCACTCTACCCAATTAGTTACCCTTTCTTTCAACTCATCGTCAAGAAGAAATGGTTCACACACTAAAATCAGATTGTTATTCTCTTTCATAATCTTTGCGTTATCTACAATTTCTTCGTACTCAATAGGGAATTGCAACATCTTAGAATAAACTTTGTCTCCACGGCTTGAAATCTTTCTCGTAAATGTGGCTTCTCTAAATTTGAATCTTTCTGTTAGGTGTGGGTTCAATTCCAAGTCATATTTTTGAATATAACCTATCTTCATTCCTGCTCACACTCCCTTACTAATGCTTCTTTAATTGCGTCTTTTGCTTCTTGCGTTACGCCACATAGACATTCCATAATCGACTCATTATACATGTGTGGAATTGTTCTCCAATGCTCACCATTTTGAATTACGATTGTTCCGTTTACTAGATAATATCCACATTCCCAATTTAATTCTTCATTTACAAAATGTTTAATAATTACTACTTTCATTCCTGCTCACCTGCCTGTATTTGTTCAATATCAACAACCTTATAACATGTAGGTTGCAATCCATTTTTGTTGATAAAATCAATCACGAATTTTTCGTATGATTCAGCAAATTTTTTCATTATGTCTCTTGGTATTTCCCAATATTCAGATGCTTCGCCAACCTCATAGAACAATTTTTCAGACAATTCGTGTTCAATATCAGGAATCAAAATATCTTGTTCGTCAAATTCAAGTTTTACATTACGACCGATATACATATCTACACCATAATCGACTTTGACAGCCTCAATCGCTTCTTCTTTAGACTCATAATCATCGTTGAAAATTTCTCCATCTGAACTGATGCTCCATTCATTTGTTTCAATGTATTTCATTCCTGCTCACTCTCCATATATTTTTCTAAATCCTCTTGTGCATGATCTACAAAATCCCTGCATCGTTTGCAATCCTCTATCGGCTCATCCGTTGTCGCATCTATGTAACCATAGCAATAATACTGTGGCTTTTCGTCTTTGTAAAATTCTATTGTTGGTTTCCCTCTTCGTTTAACTTCGCCATTTTTCTTTGCTTTACATGTTACCGTTCCCATTATTCTACCTCCGTATTCCAACATTTTGCACAATTATTGCTTTCACAATTAGAACATAAACCAAGATATTCTGCACAAATCATATAACCCTCATTATTCATTAACGTTGCATTTGGAAACTTTTCTAACAAAACATCTTTTCTTGTTTTTCGTGGGTGTTCTTCAGCCCATTTGCGAACAATTTCGGTAGCTTTGAGAGGATATTCAATTTCAAACCGACCGCAAGATAAATTCTCGTCATTTTTCCAACTAGACAATGGGCATGTGTCACACTCTATTCCATCACATATACCTGATGTTCGTCCTAAACTATTTAACATTCGATTCTTTTCAACTAAATAATTAAATTCCATTCTTACCCACCTCTTTACAAAATTCGATATAATCATCAACTGCTAATCTAAATTGTTTTTCCAATTCATCAAGTGTACCTGCTTCAAATGTAACCAAATCACCTATATCTGCTATATGACCACAATAAGGAATTACAGGATAATCTATGTCAAATTCAGCAATATATCCTCTATATTTCCAACCACATTTCATTACCATTTTCTACTTTCTTCATATTCTTTTATAACATTCATATCATATCCACTTTCAATAAATGCTACAGTTAATGGTCGATTGACACCATTCCCAAGATACGTATAGATGATTTCTATATCGTCAAAGTCAAAATTGGTATTTAGATAGTCATTTATTCCTTTTAACATATATCTATGAAACTCTTTATTCCTTCGCTCGCTATCATATACAGGTGTTTTATATGCCGCCCTTGAAAGGAACTCTATTACTTTACATTTAATTTCCAATTCAGTTTCGCAACTTGAAAACCTAAAAAATATATTGCCTTTTTTATAGAATATAATTTCTCCCTCATAATTCATAAAACTACATGGGAAACACTTCATTAATTTTAATGCTTCATTAAATTTATTCATTGTCTACCTCCGCTAATTTTGCATATTCCCAACTAAACATCCTATCTGTTGTATATGATGTCCTTCCATTAACCCATGCACGAACTTTACCATCTGCGTATTTTGCAAAATGTCGTGTTGACCAGTCCACATTATTGTTTGATACTAAAATCGGTGTGTCGACTGGTACCTTTGGCCAGTCAACTGTTGGTTCGATGTATTCAGCGTCAGCCCATGCCATAGATTTTTTTGTACAACTGTCATAAGCGCCAAATAAACAGCCACCACACCCGATATCAGAACAAGGAATGATTTCATTCGTGTCTTTTTTGACCGCCACTTTTTGTCCCATTCGAGTGAATTTTTCAATTTGTTTCTTGTAGTGTTCATAATTAGTCATCTTCCATCACCTCCAAATCCTCGTCATGTAATCTTTTGCACCGCTCGCATTCCTCGTAGCTGTTCCCTCTTTTGCAGAATTCGCACTGCGGCGGATCGTACTCATCGAATTTCTCTTTATCACTCCACCAACTCATTCTTTACCTCGCATTTCTTTCATTTTCTCTATTCCTAAACCTCTGTCCGCAGAGCGGGCAAAACACAAAATCGTCTGCCACCATCTCCGACCGGAAAGCCTGCCCGCATCTTGCGCATTCAAAATAGTGTCCGTCCTCGTCTATGTTTACAGGCTTCATCGGCACTTGGTACTGCATCAACTTATCAGCGTACTTGAACATGTACTGAATCTCGTACTTTGTAGCCGTATCCCCGCCTCGCTTGATGCTTATCTTTCTGATTTCATCAAACCATTTCATTGCCTTTTTTGGTGTCAAATCATTCTTTTTCGGTGTCATTGTAAATCAACCCCTTTGCATACGGCAGCGTTTCAACCCATTTGCATAATTCACGCCATTCATCAAGCTTGTGGTTGCAGCGAGACTTGTAAATGTTCGCCAGAACCTCATAGTTCAGCATTACTGTGCGTCGCTGGTTGTAAGAACTCGGCAGGAGTTGGATCATCTGCCACCAGTATATTTTCATGACTCCAGCACGTTTTGATTCTTCCTTCATCGGTTTAGTTTTCTTTTCGATGTATTTCTGACGATAATAATTCAGAATATCAACGGTCCGAAGAAGCCAATCATAGGACATATTGTATTCATCACCGTCAAGTTCTTCAATGTGCTCATGGCTAAAGTCGTTTACGTCAAATTCCTTATCTGCAATCTTGTGCATTGTTGAACAAGAGTTAGCAACCGTACCGACCTTGTATGTGTCAAACTCTTTCCACCAGTACAGCGGAGCGGTGATATCCAAATACACGGTAATCATCCGCATGAACTTGCGATGGTCAGTGCCGGCATTGCGAAGACGTTTCATAAGGTTCATATCATCATAACCAACAACAAATTCTTTATTCTCCATTCGGCTCTTGCAATGGTTTCTATCGGCTCTACATGTGTGACAAGCGACCGTATTAAAGCAAACCCCGCTATCACTCTTATCCCAAGAGTTCATCGGGTTACGCATGCCTCTGATGGCTGCTTCCCATCCGAATACTTCTGTTTTTTCAATCTTAATCACATCTACACCTCAATTCCTGTAATTTCCTTGAATATCTTTGCATCAAAATTCGGAATATCTTGTACGATTTTTTTATCCTCTTCCGACATCTTTCCCCACCAATTCGCCCATGCTTCTTTCATGGTGTACTCTTTCAGATACCCGCCAATCATTTCCTTGTTCGGGTCAGCTTTCTTTTCTTCTTCGGTGTATGGAATCCATTCTGTCAGAATGAACGGAACACTGCATAACGCGTCATAGTATCTGCTTCTGTAGAAATCTCGCAGGCTCATTCCGGACGGTCGATTGAATATTCTAATATTCATATCCGGCTCGGTACAAAACACACCGTTAGAACCGTCTATTGTGTTCCCGTAGCCTGTGTTCCTGTCGCCTGTGTTCCAGTCGCCTGTGTTGAATAGTCCAGTATTTCCGTTTACCATGCCTTTCATTGCAGCTAATTCATTGCCCGTAATCTCACGAACGATCTTAATATGGTCGCTTCCACATTTCTGTCCATCGGTCACTTCTTCTCCTAAAACCTCGATTTCAAAAAATCTGTTCAGTTCCTTTTCGTTGCAAGAATAGTGTTCGTGTACTTGCTGTAAATTATCACAATAGTGGAAAACAGTATCGCTGCACAATTCCAACGGCTTTCCGTCATGCTCTATTTTGTATTCTTTGCCGATTTCAAATTGAAAGCCTCGGCATTTCATGTCTTTATCCATTCCTTTAATTTTCATTGTTTACCTCCGTAATTGACCTGCATCCTGTTTAGGTCTTTGATATCTTCGTAAATCGCCAATATCTCGTCTCTGATTTCCCGAAACGGTATCTTTTCGGCAATCTTCGGCGTTTCTTCAATCTTCCATCTAGCACCGTCTTTATGCCGTAGTATTGCAAACTCTTCACCGTCCATTATGTAAATAGTCTGACTGTCTGCAATGCTTTGTACGGCGTAAAAATCGAAGTTGGTTAAGTATGTGTTCCAGTCACGCCGGCACTTGAATTTATAACGTTTCATATGATAAATCTCCGAATAAATCTGTCTGCATACTGTGGGTGAATCATGCTTCTTCGAACCTGGCGCGACTGTTCCTTTGACGTTTCGTATTTGATTCTTCTTGTTTCTACATATTCGATCGGCTCAAACAGAAAATTGTTTTTCGGTTCAAAATTGATGAACCAATATTGTGTGGGTTTCTTGTAATAATCCCCCTCTACCGTTCTGTCTGTATCAATTACTTTTGGCTTTAAGCACCAATACTGTTTTAGATAATGCTGCGACGAATACGGATTTTCAATTACTATTCGGATTCCTTTGTCAATACATACAATAACAAGCTGACAAATTTTTTCGTATAGAGTGTTTCTCTCTCGATGAAGTTTTATGCACAGTTCAAGTTTTTCCTTGTCAGTGTATTTTTTCATCTGAAATAATTCTCCTCGAAATGATAGGTTGACTTGATCTTCAAACCTCGTGCAAGGGAAAAATGCGAAGCAAACATCCTCTTTTGTAATGTTGTCAAACACGCTTTGCCCCCCTTCATATGCTTTTTGGATTTCTCCAAAAAGGTCAACTTGAAAGTCCGTTTCATCAAAGTCATTCAGAATGTCATAATCAAACGCTTCAATCCCATTCTTCTTAAACGCATTCTTAAATGTTCCGGACTGTTCGAATAATAAATGTGCTTTCATAACGTTTCATTCTCCCACCATCCACAAACTATACAAGCATCATGCGGAAAATCTCCTACCATCGGACAATCTCCGTTACAACAAACCTCGTCTTCCAACCATTTGCATTTTGGGGCTTCCGGCTTTTCTGCGCCTGTTTCTCTTCTGCTCATTGTTTACATCTCCATTTCAATCTGCGGGTCTTCCGGAAGCACAAGCATTCTGTTTTTCGCTTCGTTGTAAAAATTTCTGTCGATTTCAAATCCGTATGCGCTTCTTCCGAGTTCCATTGCTGCCCTTAGCGTAGATCCGCTGCCGCAACATGGATCTATGACTACATCTCCTGGATCGGTAAATGTCTCTATTAGCTTTTTTAGAATCTTCACCGGCTTTTGTGCCGGGTGGATCTTTGGGATTTCTTTTCCGTCTTTCTCCCATGTGAACCAGTTAAAAACCATTTTCCCAGTTCCTCTGATGTTCTTTCCGTTTTCGTCAACTTGTAATCCGTTTCTGAATTTCGGCAGCTTATCTCTGTATAAAAGCAATGCGTATTCCGTTGCTCCAACCACTCGCATATTTGCCTTTAACACTTGCGGAGAATAATTCTTAATAAACACAAGCGGAATGTAGTTTTTGAATCCGTGTTTCTTTGCCGCGTCTATCAGCGTTGCCTGTTGCTCAAACGAACAAAACACGATCATGCAAGGACTGTTGCTGCTCCTGCCTCTGCTCTGTTTTCCTGTATCGTCTTTCCTCATCATTTTGTGGCAAAAGTGGAAATATTCATACAGGTTGAAGTTAAAGTCTGAATTAAACGCCGACTTTCCGGCAAGCTTGCTTTCGCCATTTTTGTTATCACCGCCCTTGTACCACATTGGGTTACTTCCGTAAAAGTTATTGCCTACGTTGTACGGCACGTCTGCAATAATCAGCTGTGCCGGTGGTATTGAATATTTCTTGTAATTTTGCATTGAATCTCTATAAATCTCGCACTTAACCTTTTTCACCTTTCAACATCCTTTCCATCTCCATAAAATCGTCTTTGATTTTTTTTCGACGCATAGATACGCCGCTGACCTCTACCGGGTGGCATCGTTCCAATATTCTGTCATAAATTCTTCCGGCTCCAATGTTGTCCGGCTTTTTCAGCTCGCTTGATGTCAGATTCGTTGTTACAATCATCGGCAGTCCGGACAAGTACCTTGAATCTATGATGTTGAATACTTGCTCTTGCATATACTCTGTGTTTCTCTCCGCTCCAAGATCGTCCAGTATCAGAAGCGCATACCTGTTTAGGCTGTCTATGTACTCTTTTCGTCCGTCAAACGACGCTTGAAGCTGATTGATGATTGTTGCAAAATTTGTCATCAGGACTTTATAACCTTGGTCTATCAGCTTATTGGCAATACAGGCTGCCAAATGGCTTTTTCCAGTCCCTACGTTCCCATAAAGCAGCAATCCTTTGCTCATTTTCGCAAGGTCACGAAAATGATCTGCATAGTTTCGGGCAATTTGCATGTACCTTGAATCGTCGGAATTTTCAAACGTGCAGCTTTTTAGGCTTGAACCGTTGAAGCAGATCATTCTGTTTCGCTCGCGTTCTGCTTTTGCTTCGCGCTCTTCTCTCTCTTGGAGTTCCTTTTTCCGGCAAGAGCAAATGCAGCTTATTTTCTGCTTGACCCCCAAAACCGTAATCTCGTACTCTAGCGGCTCCCCGCATTTTTCGCATTTTTTCATGCCGTCCTCCTAGAACAAGTCGTCTAAGTCATCAGTAACAGGTGTTTCGCAGAAACCTCTCTGCGTTCTTGTAGGGTGGCGAACATTCTCAGCCGTTCCCTGTCTCTCCCACGTTCTGACCGCCGCTTGCCAGTTTTTCATTTTGTTCCGTCCTACCATCCAACCGTTCGCTGTGTAATAATCAACAAACCGCTGTGCATCTACGCTGTTGTTTCGTTCTGCGCAATAGGCTTGCACCTCTTCTAGGGTAGGTGCAACAAATCCCTCACGCGCGCGCGCGTTTTTGTTATTATTATTATTAAATAACTTGTTCTCATTGTTGTTTGTGTCCGCAGACTGTCCTTTTTCTGTCCTTTCACTGTCCTTTTGCTGTCCTTTTTCCGACCCTAAATCGTTGTATAATGCGTAATTTTCAAGCACTATGACTGTCCTGTTTGCTGTCCTTTTACTGGTCAACATACTGTCCCGTTTTAGTAGGTCTATGAAATCTCGGACTTTGTGCCTGCTCCACCCCCAACGTTCTGCCAATGCAGTTATGCTTGTTGTGACTGTCCCCCTTTCATAGGTTACAATTTCGTTATTTACTGGTGCTTTTGTTTCTTCGTGATTAGCTAGCAGAATTAAATCAATCCACGCTCTGGCTTTGTCGAATGGTCTATCTTTCCATAGCCAATGATCTTGAATCTGCCGGCTAATCGGAACCCATCCTTTGCTCATTTATATCTACCTCGATTCTTGGATTTTTTGCATCCACGAAGAATTCATCAGTGAAGCCGATTACGCATCGCCAACCGTCCGCCTCAATCGTTCCGGAAGATACTAGAGCATCAAGGATGAATTTTTTCGCAAAGCAGATGTTGTCTAAATCTCTTTTTCGGTTCGGCTCGTACCACCGAAAGTTTAATCTTATTTTCCCGCTGAACCGTCCGATTTTCTGCTTGCTGATATATGTCAAAATCAACATTTCCGCTTTGTTCTTCATTTGCGCTCCGACGAATTTATTTGTTCTGCAAGCCTTTGTGTAATCGTTCAGCCCTGCCAGTTTTCCGTAGATGATTAGCGTCCGTTTCTTCGGCTCTCTTACTGTATGATATTCTTCCTCGCTGTGTCCTACGTTCATATCTCACCTCTAAAATGGTATTGACTCGTCCAGTGCCGCAAATCCTTCCGGAACAGGCTCTGAACGGCTCTCTTTTGCGTTCTCGCCGTTTTTTTCGCCCCATTCGAGGAATTCAACGTTATCCGCAATTACGTCTGTGGTATAGTGCTTCACACCGTCCTTTTCGTAGCTGCCTGTTTGCAGTCTGCCTTGCACTGCAACCTTTCTTCCCTTAGCAAGGAATTTTTCGCAGTTTTCGGCAGTCTTGCCGAAGCAGATAACATTCGGAAAATCTGCTTTCTTTTCCTCGCCCTGTCTTGCTCTTCTGTCGATTGCAAGCGTAAACTTGCATACTGCCATCTGCGAACCGGATGTGTATCTCAACTCCGGTTCTCTAACAAGCCTGCCAATCAGAATTACGTTATTCATAAATAGTTCCTCCCGAAAATTTTAATAAATTCTTCTCTTGTGTGTGTTTCTTCAAATTTAGCTTGTGCCATTTCTTTTAGCTTCAGATCTAAGCCCTTATCAAAGTGTACGCCGCGATCTCCTGTGTGATGCCGGAGACAAAGCCATACGGTTAAGCCGTACTTATCAGCCTGCTTTCGGTTTGATGTTCCGTATAACACATGATGCAGCTGTAAATCTTGTGTAGTCCGGCACGCAAAGCATTCTTTTGTGTCTTGCAAAATTGATTTCATTTCCACTCCTGCTTTAGTCGTTCAAGTTCGATTGGTGTCATAGTTTCTATGCCATTTTCTTTGCAGTCTTTCACGACTGCATCTATCAGCCTTGACATTTCTTTGGTGTTGTATGTACTGGACCCGAAAAAACATTTGATGTTCTCATAACCTTGGAATTTTGACTTTCCGATAGATTCGCATACCCATCCGCTTCCGTTTTTCTCCCAGTTTTCTATCCACCGCTTGACCGCATCTTGCCTGATTGGAACGATATTATACACGCCATAATCTTTTATGTAGAACCGATAAAGTTCCATGTATGCGATATCTAGCTTGATAGCAAGCTGCTGAATCAATTTCCAAAAGTAAGCGTTTGCATCAAGGCTTCTATTCCGCTTCTTTTGCTTCATTTCAAGCGTGTATTCTTTGCTTAGGTCTAATTCATTGAGCCTTAGAAGAATCTCGCTCAAATCTCGAATCTGACCGCTTGCGCAGGGGATTATAATATCGTCTCCGTCAAGTCTTGGCTTTTCCCTTAGCTTCATTTACTGCCTGCGGTAATTCTCACATATCCCGCCTTGCCTTTCTTTGTTACATCTTCGCAATATCTTTCGTACAGTTCCGGGTTATCTTCTTTGAATTGCTTTTCGTTGAATTTTTTCTCTGTGGTCTGTTCTCCGTCCGGAACAAGCGTTATCTTTGTTCCGCTTGGTGTCGTCCATGTCTTGATGCTGTACTTTTCCATGCCTGCCTTGAGGCTTGCCTTTGCGTCCTTGTACTCTTTTTCGATTGCCTTATAGATTTCAATTTGCGATTCTAAAAAGAGCACCTTGTCCGCAATTTCAATAATCTCTTTCGGTTGGAATTCTTCCTCGGTTGTGAATGGATTTTCCATCAGTTTTAACCAGTCCTCTCGGAATCGTTTTATTTCGGAAAAAATGTCTTTCCAAAACTCTTCGAATTGTTCATATCGGATTGTGAAAATCTGCAAACGATCCGAATCAAAATTCTTATTAAAATCATCCGGTCTGTGATATACCGCAAGAATACCGCGTTTGTAGTTATACATCCACATTCCCATTAGTAACTGGCACAGATAGTGCTTATAGTCCCAAATGTCATCGTGAATGTCTGAGGTGGTTTTGATTTCTAAAACACATTTGTCGTTAAAATCTACACCGTCAGCATGATAACGAAGATAGTCCTCAATGACTTTGCCCTCTACAAAGTGATAGTCAAGTTCTTCGTTCACATATTCTCTGATTTTAGGCTCGAGTTCATTGCCGTATTCCGTATAAGCGTTTCCGGCAAAGGAGGGTTCCTCGATTCCGGCTTTTTCTTTCAGAAGCTGCCAACGGGTCTTGAATTTGGAGATATTCAGAATCGCCGCAATGTCGCTGCCGCCGATGTATTTATTTCTATCTTTCGTTACGTCCTGCATTATTTGCCCTCCAAGTCGTCTAAGACTTCCTTAAATCTTTCTTCTGTCGTCGAGCCGTTCAAGCCGTAATCTTTTGCCACTTCGGCAAATGATAAACCACTTTCCTTTAAGTAGATAATCAGCTTTTCACGATAGGTTAAGGTTTTTGCTTTCGGAGCAGATCCCTGATTTTCTTTTTTGCTGTCATTATACTTTGTGTTGTCCTTAGCCCAGTACACATCAGCACCGATTCCAAGAGATTTGCATGCAACGGAAATAGCATCTGTCAGAGCCATTTTGTAACACTCGTCATTCACATATAGACCCTTCTTTTCGTTTGCTACAAGCATCGAGCCTCCAATGCCAACGATCGGCTTGCTCCATTCTTCACCTCTCTTAACGTAAAGGTTTATCTTTACGTTTGCAGTAATTTCGTCTTTTGCCATTGTAGTTTCGAGCCATTGGTCCACAATCTCGTAATACCATCCGAAGCCGCAAACTCCAAACTCTTCAGTAAGCGTCTTGATTCTCCACATTGGATTTATGTCGGTCATTCCAGACAATCTGCCGCCGGTGATGTTTTTCTTTGCTGTTTCCGGCACCTTGCGGAATTTTTCGTATAATTCAAGATTCATCGTATGTATCCATCCTTTCCTTGTTGCTGTCTAAGCAGTCTTGGCAAATTAGCTTCTTTCCAAACCAGTATCCGTACTCACTACGGATATGCTCGCCGCATTCAGAGCAGATTGGTCTGTTATCGTATGCGTGGGCTTTTTCGTATTCCCATCGATCTGCATCGGAAGCGGGGCTATCTGATCTCCATATCATTTTCTGTCACCGTCCATTTTCTGCAGCATGTAATTCATATTACAAATTCTAAAAATAATACTATCCCACCATCTACAATACTGTTTTTCGTTCTCTGCGTAGAAATAGCCGCCCTTTTCATGTGCTATGATACGTTCTCCGTTGTGTCTAAGAACCTCAACCACAAGCCTTGCTGTCCTGTCGTCAACATCTAAGTGTCTTGCCAGTTTTTTACGCGTCACTGGATTCTGCTCGCTAGCAGACTTGATCAGTGTCATGGCTTGACTTTCGAGCGTTTTCATTGTAAAATTGTTTTGGACTTGGAATTGCCCCTCGTGGGCGTTCCTTTTTTTATTCATTTCTCACCTCTACTTCTAAATACTTGGCACCATGTTTTACAGCATCTTTGTGGCTGTCGAAGTAAATGTCTATGACGTTTCCTTTTACTGCTGAACCAGTGTCCTGTGCCGTATAAATAGTGTCCCCGATTTTGACCTCTGTACCGAATGGAATAACCGAAGTGTCAACCGCAATCGTCTTGCCTGCCTCTGCTCTCTCTCCGCTTGCTGTATAGACAATCTCTTTTCCGTTTTTGTCTAACGGACGGTTCTTTGCCCATATCGAACAGCAACGGACGCAGCTACAATATGCTGTGATTTTGAATTCTCCGAGAGATTTCCACTCTTGTTTGACCTCTTGTTTAGGTTCTTGTTTTAATTCTTGTTTTAACTCACCTTCTAACTCACTTTTTAACTCGACTTGGTGAGTCAACTCTTTCGCCTGTGCTTCCTTTAGGTCGTCATGACCGGCAAATCCTAGCATCGTTATGATTGCCGCTGTTACCAATATGCCGCCTAAAGGCTTTTTGATTTTGTCTATGGCACCTAAGATGCCGCCGCCTGTTCTCCTATGCTTCTTCATGTTCCTGCCCCTTGATTAAGCAGAAGAATTTTACTCCGTTATAGACCGTAAATTCTTCTGTGGCATATTCGCTATCATCCCTGTCTCTTGTTTCGTATTCCGGAAACATTTCTTCAAAATCTTTGCGAAGAAGATGCACACTGTTTGTGCCGATGCCGCATAAGCCGGTATTCTCATACAACTTCTCATATTCTTTTGCGAGTGCCACTAATTTATCTTTCATTCTTTTCCTCATTTTTTTCCTCCTTTTTTCACACTGTCGCCCTTGATTTCAGAACCGATACAACGTCCGGTATGAAATACCGCTTGCCGACTCGCTCCAAACCAATCAGATACGTGTCTACGCAGTGTGGGTCTTTGTACCCCATGACCTCTGCCAACTCCTGCCGAGTGATAAACAAGGTCTTTGTAGACATCTTCATTTGTCTTATCAGTTCTTGCTTTTCCATTATTTCCTCTCTTTCAGTAATGTGTTGACTGTTACGCCTAAAACGTCAGCGACCTTTTGCAGGCTAGTGAGGCTCGGAGTGTAGTCGTTTTTCCACTTGTACGAGCCGTTTTCGGCAATTCCTGCTCTGCGTTCTACTTCTTTTACTGTAAGCCCGCGCTTCTTTGCGTAATACTTGATATTTTCAAAAATCATTGTCTCTCCTTTCTTATAGAATGTGCTATAATGCTTTTGAGGTGATAACATGAAATATAGAATTATGAGAAAACTGGAATTTGGCAAATACACATCGCTTGAAACTGTTGCCGGATGGTTTCCAGGAAAATCAATCGAATCTGTCGGAAAGTCGATTGATTTGCTAGGGAAACTTGGGTTTATAGAAGCATCTGACGATCTCGATGGTATATCCCTAAGAACTCTTTCTTCACTGCAAGATTTTTTAGAATATCAGCGAAAGAAATTCTTTGAATATGCCGTTGGTGTATCAGCTATCATTATTGCAATAGAATCTTCAATAAACATATTCCGAACACTGTACCACTAATCCCTGTGAATACTCCGAGAAAGAATACAGGTTTTGCTATTTGCCTTGCAGAAAGTAATATGTACTCCTGCGCCAATGGATTTTCCCAGAACTGCATGCCAAATTTTATTAAATCTATGGCATGCTCTTCTTTTGTTTTCTTTTCCATCTCTCACCTCTGCATTAAAACTATAAATACTTATAGCTTCTTATTGACTTTTCTATAAAAAAGACTTATTATATAGACACCACATCTTATAAGTTTTTATAGAAAAAGTCGTTTTTTATAAGTTTCTATAACTTATACTTTGATATTACTATAAGTATCTATAATTGTCAATGCTTTTTCTATAATTTTCTATATTTTTTTATAGGAGGAATAGAATGACAGCTTTTGACAGAGTAAAGAACCTTTGTAATGAGAATGGAATCAAAATAAGTGAATTGGAAAGAATTTTAGGTATAGGAAAGAACGCATCGTATAAATGGAAAAAGTATAGCCCTGCAAGCGACACTCTGTTCAAGCTGTCCGAATACTTCGGCGTATCCACTGACTATATCCTTACTGGAGAGCAAGACGGTATATCAAAAGAAAGACTTCATGCTGACCCTGAGATTGTGGAATTAGTAAACGAAGTTGCTAGAATTCCGGAAGCAAAAGTATTTTTATCTGCAATAAAAGACATGCCAAAAGAAGATTTAGAAACCATCACAAGCCTGGTAAAGAAAATGACGGGAAACCGTTAATATAAGAGAGGTGGTATTTATGGAAGAAAAAATAAACATTATGCTAATGAATCTTCCGAGTTCGGTTCGAGGGTTTGTCGTTCAGACGTATGATGATAGCGGAGAAACGTTTTATAACGTCTGCATAAACGAGAACAAGTCGGAAGAAGTGAGAGTTCAGACCATGCGTCACGAGTTTGCACATATAGCTAATGGGGATTTTGACAGCGAGGAAGACGCAAACGTAATCGAAGCACGTATGGCTAGGGAATTTCCGGTGTAAGGAGTTTATAAATGAAAAAGATTGATAAAAAGTTTTCTGTTTTAATAGCTGCAATTTTTCTATGCCTTTTCATTTTTGGTGGAAACATTCAAAACAAGTTGGATGAAGTTATTATCTCTTTTGCAGGAGATTCTGGTTTTCTTCAATTCTTGCTTAGTATCGTGTCGTATGTAATTGGGATAGCATTTGTTTTTTTTATAACGTATGAAATTTTCGAAATCGCAAAAGAGTGGGATAAGAGAGGAAAAGAGAATGAACAAAAAAATGAGTGAAGAAGAAAAACGAGCCGTTTATTATAAGCACGAAAAAAAGTATGTCGATGAAATGTGGGCACAAGGGTTTAATTATATTGTATGGGGTGGTCTATCATTCTTATGGCTTCCCGTAGCGATATATCTTGGAATTCATGCCGTAAATAATTGGCTTGTTGGTTTCCTGATAGGAATGATCATATATTGCTCGCCTGTATTAGTGGTTATACTTAAGCCAACAAGAATAATTTTTGAAAAAGTATCGGATGCACCATATAAAGTGATAAGAAAAATTAACAAAAAAAGAGAAGATTCAAACGAAGAATTAAGAAAAGCACTCGGAATATGAGATAAAACCCGCTTCTAGTTTTGGGTATTTTATACCTTTTTTCGGAGGAAGTTATGGAATACATAAGAAAAACATTTACCTTTGAGGGTAAACGGTACACTGTCAGGGGAAAAACTGAAAAAGAAGCCATTATGAAGATGGCGAATAAACTGCGGGATTTGGAGGAAGGCACGTTCGTATTGAGTGGGAACACAAGTGTGAAAGACTGGGCGATCCGATGCGTGGAAACCTACAAGACGAATCAGAGCGACATCACACGCAAAACGTATCTTTCCCGCATGAATTCTTGCATACTCGATAAGATTGGCAATAGACCACTAAAAGCCATCAAGCCGTTCGATTGTCAGAACATATTGAATGACCTGCAGGGCGGATCGCAGTACCAAATATCCGCGGTCTATCAAATGTTGCAGTTCATTTTCTCAAAAGCGAAAGTGAACAAACTGATTGCTGAAGATCCAACACTGGATCTGCAAAAGCCGCGTGGAACCAAGGAAAAGCGTCGCGCGCTCACGGAGAAAGAAGAGTACCACTTTCTCAAAGTCTGCAGTGAGTCAAAGCAGTTCATGGTATTCCTATTGATGTACCACTGCGGCTGCCGGACATCCGAAGCGAAAGAGGCGATGGGGAAAGATATCATGCAGATCCGTGATGTCAGCGGATCCTATCCGGTGCTGCACATCCGTGGCACCAAAACAAAAAATGCAGACCGTAATGTGCCTATCCCGCCGGAGTTGTACGAAGTAATCAAGAATACGCCGAAATTTTCTTATATCGCGCCGAACGCCGCCGGCAATAAACACACCGAGAACAGTTTCAAACGGGCGATCAAGGCGCTGCGACGGGCTCTAAATATATCAATGGGCTGCAAGGTATACCGGAATCAGCTGATACCGCCGTACCCGCTGTCGGATGATTTTGTCCCCTATTGTCTCCGGCACACTTACTGCACCAATCTATGCAAAAAAGGCGTAGACATCAGAACCGCGCAGTACCTTATGGGGCACTCGACGATTGAATTGACAGCGAATATTTATACACACGCCGATAATTCTTCCGTAATATCTGCAGCACGAAAAATGCAAGGCGAAATCTCGGCCTGTGACACACCCTGTGACACTAACGCTTCAAACCATTGAAAAATAGCCGTTTCGCTATGCGTTCGGGACGCAAAGGCCGCTGGTTCGAATCCAGTCATCCCGACCAGAATAAAACCCTTGGAATTGCAACAGTTCCAAGGGTTTTTGCTTGTCTTTATTTTGTAAATAATTTCAAATTTTAAGGCAAAAAAGGTGCTATTTAGTGGTATTAGGTGTGACACTTAGTGTGACACTTTTTGATTACTTTATAAAACAGAAAAACCACCGGCAAGCGGTGGCTTTCTGTGAAAGTGTGTGTGTGTATTCGTGCGAAAGATAGGATTTTTACACTATTATTATACCTCTGATATTTTTATGCGTCAAGAAAATACTTCGCTACTTTGTATTTCTTTCCATCAACGTCATTGATGAAGTTGTCCGCCATGCTGTAATAGAATTCTGCGTCTTCCGACATACCCACCATCGCCGCCGTGTCGTGATAATCGTTGTAGCACATATTCATCACTAAATACCATGAAACGCAATCAAAATCGCTTCTTTTTGCGCTTACAAATGAAACGATTGTTTCCATCGACCATTTTTCACCATACGGACGCATATTTCTGACGATCTCTTTTGCCTTTTCATCGCAAATATGGTATGCCACTGCTCCGATTTCGTCCATGATGCTTTCATAACATGCAGGATCATATCTTTTCAAGCGTTCCATTCCGTTATTGATTGCATGGTGGACTCTATCCCATTTCGGATCGTTTTTGCGAGAAACAAGGCTAATCAATTCCATGTATTCCATTACTGAATCCTTTCTACCGTCACGATTGCGTTATTGACTGTGGCTGATGCAGACAGTCTAAACGACAATGCAACCTCCGTTCCGATGCTGTTTCTTACGGCTCGCACAATATCCGTAACATTGAGCGTGATAAGGTCTGTTGCCGCTGCCGATGTCGCCCCTGCTGCCGCATCAGGAATAGCAACACCGTTGTTATACATCTGCAAAGTAATGTTTCCGGCAGCTACACCAGTAATATTAAACATCGCGTCAATATCATACGCGCCGCATTTGTTTAGGTTAATACGGTTATTCGTCATTGCTGTGTTGCAATTCGTATTGAAGATGAGATTCAGCGGAATATCCGTTCCGGCTGTTACTGCTGTCGCAGTTGTGATGTTTGCTTTTAACATTTTCATTCCTTTCCAAGACAACGGCGGGGAAACCCCGCCGATTCTTTAACCTGTCGTTATACTAAAGTCGTCCCAGTCATTCCATTGCACCCATAGGCGATCGGTGCCATATAATAACCATACGGATTCGTTTTCGGAATGCCGCATAATGCAGTCTGAAGCTGAAGCTGATTGATTTGGTTCTGCATATCAGCAATTCTGTTTCCGGTGATGGCATCTAAGATTTTCTGTGTCTGTTCTGTCGTGTTTGCATTGATTGCCGCGGTATTGATTGCTCCATTGTAGTTTACGCCGTCAATCGCTCTCTGCGTCTCGCAGCAGCACTGCGCAAGCTGACTTTGTGTCGTACCAAAGTTACGAAGCGTTTCGTATCCAAGATTGGAAAGTCCGTTCTGAAGACCCATGTAATCAGCCTGCAAGCTGTCACTCAATCTACCGACTGTGTTGTCAAGGTTGTTGAAGTTCATAGCATTGCAAAGCCCTGCTTCTGTGACCGGAGAACCTTTTGCCCCACCGAAACCAAACCCGCCGCCACCGATGAGCAGAAGAATCAGCAAAGCGAAGACCCATAATCCGGAACCGCCGCCACCGAGTACGTTTGTATCCTTGCCGGTAACTGCGCTGATGTCAGCTAAAGAATAATTTTCCATGATAATACTCCTTTTGTTTTATTTATAAAATTGCAATTTTATCGAAGCATGCCAAGAATCACATCGGGATTTACGCCCATTTCGTTGCATTTCTGATAAAAAACCTCTTGTGGATTTTTACCGTTTACCATATCCATAACCTCTTTGATTCTTGGGTCGTTCATTTGACTAAGCGCAGACATCGGGTCTTTTGCCGTCTGCATGAGTTGTTTTATTTGACCGATTGCCGGTGCGATCTGTGTCATTTGTAAAATAGGATTCATTACTCTACCCCCTTATCTGTGAGCGACTTTTTTATTGTTTCGGATAATTCCATAATCTGCGCTTTTAACTCGTCTAATTCCGCATGATTTACAACATCAGCTTTCGGCTCTTGCACTTCCACAAAATCAAAAGCCTTTACCGTAGAGAATCCGGAAGCATCGGACGTTTTCAAATAGAATCTAGGTCTTGTAGAATCCATCAGTATGACTTGTTGGTTTGGGAAAATTCTATAAGCGTTTGCGCTCTCTATTCCATTGACATATTGAATGCCCTGTGTGTTGAACATGATTTTCTCCTTTTTTCTTTTATTCTGACACACATAATCCCATGAGACAATTTACGAATAAGGTACAAAAAAGGCATAAAAAAAGAAGGGGTCGGAATCGACCCCTTACAATACTTTCCCTATTTTCCTGTTTACACGTTGAGAATATTTCCTTGCTGTGTCTGCTGATATGTTGAGTGCTTCGGCGATTGCTTCTAAGGGAATCCCTCTTGACCGCATCTCAAATACTTCAATCTCTAAATTGACAAAATTGCAATTTTCACGAAAGAAGTCGAGTTCCGGCTTTGTGAAGCCACATACCCGCATGATTTCTCCTATTCTTTTATCTCTTTTTTTACCTGTTCGTAGACAGCTTCAATAATTTTGTCTAATTCGTCGGCAGATACATTGATTTTTAGTTCTTTCAGCTTATTGGAAACAAACTGCAAAACCTCTGCTTTTTTCTTCTCGCCGGATTCAGACTGCATCCACTGTTTCGCCCATCTGACGGAAACTTCCGTCCAGTACATGATTGTTTCCTGCTTTTCTTTGCTCATTTCAGCCTTTGCAGTCTTCCATTTTGCCGTCACAAGCGGTACTAAAACGCCTGTGATAATCAGTGTGCATAAGCTAATAATTACTTCTGTCCAGTTTACCATGTTATTCATCCTTTCCTTTTACCTTAATACCGGCTAATAACGCCAATTCAATCGTCCACGCGCCAAACCATGCAACGGTCAGCGCATCAGGCACCGTCTTATCCTTGTATGACAGCACCAAAACAACGATGGTATACCAAACGATATTGACCATCGCCGCAATAACAAACTTTGTTCTCTTTTTCATAATCAATCCTCATAAATGATCGGAAGCTTTAATGCTTCCTCGCACCATTTCTTAACCTTTGAATTACCTTTCATGCCGATATAAGCCTCATATTGCTCTTGAAATGCTTCGTAATCGTCCTCCGGTATCCCACCGTGCTTGATGTATGATTTTGCGTCGTCTAATAGCTGTTTTCTGCCGATCGCAAGAATCATTCTCTCGCCCGGTCTCTTCTTTTTTCTCCTGTCGTTCACAAAATCGCGAATTGTGGGTCCAACCCAAGACGAGCTGATAACCGCTAGAATCAATGTTAATACGTAGTTCTCCTGCATAAGTTCTCCTTAAATTGCAAATGCTTTGTTAATTTGTTTTCCGCTTCTTGAATCCCAGTTGTAGAACGTCTTAGAGTATTTTACGGAAGATCCCATGTGCATACCCCATGTATAAAGTCCAGCTTCTCCTACAATATCGTGCGCTTCGCAGATCTCTTTCCACTTCTTAGCATACCGAATGAATTCCTTTTCAGAAAGTCCGGGCATGCCCCAGTCTGTGGCAACACCCCTTAGATGGCTTGATTTTGCGTTGCCGCCTACTTTTTTATTGTAGGCGGCAGTTCGATACCAAGCGTTGATTTTCATCGGTCTATGAAGCCATTTTCGGAATTCTTCAAGACACTGTGCGTGAAGAATTGCTTCTGCCGTCAGCTTGACGGTTCCAGTCTGATTTTTAGCATATTCTTTGAACGTGAAATGCTCTGTCAGTTTGGAACCGGATAAAATAACTTTTGCCATGTCTTTTTCTCCTTCCTAAAACGGGTTCTTTGTCTTCGGACTTGCCTTTAATGCCTCGAACAATGCCCATTTTTGTTCCCTTGAAATATCTGCGCTTGATAAAAATCCTTTAAGTTCGTCGTTGGAATATCTGCCGTTTCCGTTTGCATCGATCAGACCGGCAGCATGATCTAACATTTCAGGTGTAATTCCTGCACGCTTGATTGCTGTCGCTCTTTTCACTGCACTGTCAGATAAAAGTGTACTGACTATTTGAGTTGATTGACCGCTGTCTAAAAGCGCATAAGCCTTTCCGATATTCTTTGTGTAACCGGATTCTTTGATTGTCCGCGCTGCGTTTATCACATCTTCCTTTGTTGCCCCTGCTTCTCGAAGCTTTGTTGCTTTCTCTACGGCTGTTTTCGATGTCATTGCTATAACTGCTTCTTTGCTCATGCCGCTTTCTGCAAGCGCGTAGGCTTTTCCCGCACTGGAATCCGCTCCGCTTTCAGACAATATCTGATTTGCTTCTTTCACTTGACTAACACTCATCGTTCCGCTGTCAACAAGTGCCTTTTGCGTCTTGTTCAATTCTCCGTAGTCGTAAGCGTTTTTGGTTGTCTCTCCCATAGAAATAACAATAGAACGCTTTGCGGCATCTGATGCCGCTTCGTAAACGTCTCTGACAGCCTTTCTCTTTTCGTCTGTTGTCATGTTTTGATATTCGGAAGACGATGTTAAACTTGAAAGCCCTTTGTAAACTTCTTGCCCTCTGACCTTCTTGTACTCTGTAAACTGATCCGGAGTCATGCGAATATCCCTACCATCATATCTTACAGTGTAGCGTGAGCTGTAATCGGTAGGAACAACGTCTTTCCCCTCGCTTCCAAGTTCCTGACGAAGATTTTCGAGTTCTAGCGCGGTTCTGTCCGTCTCTTTCTTTTGCACATACGCCGGAGACAAGAAATTTTCAAGTCCTGCCTTTAGATAGTCTGTTGGAGACTGTTTGCTATCTGTCCTTCCGAACATATCGACAAAACTTTGATTTGTGTTTGTTAAACCCGGGATTTTGTTTTCAAGCTTATCAATATACTTTTCTGTGTCTCTTTGCAGTTTATTTTCTGCTGTCGAAAGCGCGATTTTTCTCTCCGGTACAAGCGTTCTTGCAGTTTGCCCTACAAGCGTCGGTATAAACTGGCTTACAAGGTTTTGTGCAGCATTTCCCATGAATTTTACAATATCTTTGCTGTCTCCATTCGCGAAGTCAAACAGATTTTGCACACCGGAAAGCATAGACATCTCCAAAACAGGTTGATAAATCTGCGAAAGACTTTCGATTCCGTCCCATAGATTTCCGCCCTCTTTCAACATAGAGTTTCCGAGTTCTACTCCGACAAAGAACGGCATGCAGATCGGAGCCGCCCAGTCCATTGTGATAGAATAATCACCAATATTCAGAGCGTAATCCTGCTTTCCTAAAAGCTGTTTCCATTTATATTCGCTGTTGTATTCGCCAAGAGAACCATTTGCAAGCCCCTTGTTTCCCATGTACATACCAAGTGCCACAACGCCGGTTCCGGTAAGCCCTTCCGCGACTTGTGTTATTGCTTTCTGCAATGCTATTGCGTCTTTTGCTCTCGCAATCTGAAAGATACCTTTGGCAAGTCCAAGCGGCGAATGAGAAACACCTCGTCTCAAAATGTTTATCGGTGTCTTTGTGAATGGTAAAGCGGAATCCATGACAACCTTTCCGGCTGTTTTTGCTACTTTCATCGTTGCATCATCGGTTGCCTTTACATTTAGGTTTTTTCTGAACCTCGCAAGCGCATCTGCAAGTTTACTAGGGTCTCTATAAGTTGAGCGAAGTGCTTCATTGTAAGCATGTTCCGATGCCTGCTGAATGAATTCATCTGTTAAGTCACCGACCTTTTTACCGTTTGCCTTGCAATACTGTGCAAAAGCACTGTCGAAGTTTATCTTCATAAACATTTGGTCTTCTGCTTCCAGTGCTGCGCTGTTCAGTTTTTTTGCTCCCTCTAAAAACCGATTGTTAAAAACTTTTGCTTCTAATGGTCGAAGTTCTTCATTATACTTTCCATTCCCACTATCAAGCGTCTTTCTCAATTTGTCGAATTGATCTCCGGCAAACTTTTTCAACGCTCTATCATCAGAAGAATTGGTTAAGATTGCAGCTGTTTTTTTTGCTCCTGCTTTTTCAAGTTTTCGGCTGAATGCCTTTTGCAATCCACTCTGAACGATATTATCCATTCTGACTACAGGAACATATAAAGCGTTGCCGACAATGTTTCTGATGTGTGTCCTTGGATTTCCGAGCATGGCAAGGTATCTCCAAGCTGTGAGTTTTTCGGAGAATGTCGCAGGCACTTGATTCCAAAGTTCAATGTTTATCTGCTTTCTAAGTTCCGGCAGTTCTTCTTCCGATGCGTTACGAAGTCTATTGAGCATTTCATCGCTAATATTTACGTTTACACCTGTGTTTTTCTTGATCTTATCGACGGAACGAATAACATTCTTGACTCTGCCTTCCGGAGACAGTGAATTAAAAAGCCGCATTGCCTGCAAGGTTCTTCCGGCTTCACTCTCCATTTGGCATACGTCAGACAAAACAGTTTGTGCAGTTTCATAATTGCCTTTATTGATGTGTTCTCTCGCAAGTTGATAGCCCATCGCAATATCATCGCTTCGGACTTCTTTCCCTTCTTTTAAGATGTTTTCAAAAGATTTTGTTTCAAAATCAAGCCCATTTGTTTTGATTTTGTCAGATGCAAGGTCAAGTTTCTCCTTATTTGTTGTCTTTCTTGTCCAGTAAGAGCCTTCCTCGATGTTCGCCTTGATTACTTCTCTTGTCTTCTTGTCAACGATAGGAGAATTGTATACGGTGTTTGCCCCTTGCGTGACTTTTCCCATGTCTGTCCTAAGCGGAACCTTTCCACCATCGTATGTGCCATATTTCTTTTTTGCGTCCTTAAACGATTGGTTCGGTCTAGCCACATCTGCGCCAAGGTCTTTTAGATTGACATTATTTTGGGAATTTGATACACTTTGATTAAGAGTTGATTCTAAATCGACTGCGGTAGGTTGTGGACCTACGTCGGCAGCCGATTTTGGGATTAACTCTATTTTTTTGGCATTGTGCGTCTTCCCAGATATCTCAACTGGATTTTTAACGCTATTAGCTGTTGGAAGTTCCATTTTAGTCTCGATTTTGACGTTTTCAGCCTGTTTTGCGGCGGTTTTAGGTAATTCTACCTTTGGGGCAACTTCTTCCTTTACAGCCTGTTTTACGGCTTTTGGAAGTTCTTTCTTGACCGCTTTCTTTGAGCCTTTTAAGGCTTTTACCACCGGAATGGCTTCCATGACACCGCCAGTTACCGCATTGATTCCGGCATTGACCGCCATGTCCTTGGCAAGTTCTTTGCCTTTTTTGCCCTCGCCCCTTGCCAAGCCTAAATCCATCGCAGTACCAACGGTGGCATCTGCGATTGCGTTCTTGGTAGCACTCTTTAAGACCTGTTTTGTCGCTTCCTCGCCGATTTTCTTTCCGACCTTGCTAGCAACGGCTTTTTCAGTTGCTTTTTTGCCTGCTTTTGTAGCCAAAACTTTTCCGGCAGCCTTTGTAGTCGCTTTTCCTGCCGCCCCATAGCCTACTGCATAGCCTGCCATTTCTCCTGCGATATTACCCGCTTTTCTTGCCTTTTCAGCGCTCTTTGTGGGTGCTTTGATGGTCTTGCTTCCTTTTTCCATCTTATCGCTAAGTTTCTTGCCTTTTGCAATGCTATACGCCATGCCCGGGAGGGAATTGTTCACAACTCCCTCTCCAAAACCTGTATAAAACTGCCCTATTTTGTCATTGGAAAATCCGCCTTTTTTCTGATATTCGGCTTTCTTTTCCCTGTTAATTTGGTCTTGTACCTTTTGGCGTTCTGCGGTCGGTAAAAAGTCAGATTTGATGTCTCTGATAAGCCAGTCAGCTTGCTGTTTAATCTTATCCTTTAAGGATTTCTTTTTCGGAGATGTTGAAGCTGCCTTTCTCTGTGCATCTTTTCTTGCCCTATCCATATCGGATTGTGTAGGAAGCTTTGACGTTCTTCTCTCTGCTCTTACTCTATCCAAGTCGGCTTGCGTAGGAAGCTTTGACGTTCTTCTTGCCATATTACATTCCCCTTAAACTCTTGTACTTTTTCATTGAAACATATTTGCTCTTAGTATCCCCGCTGCTTCCAGTGTTTCCCCAAATGGACGAATAATCTGAACCGTCTTTGCTTTGACTCTTTGAATTCTTCTTTGTACTCTTTTTTGTAGTCGAATTCTTTTTCTTGTTCTCAACAACCTTGTATCCTTGTGCCTTTGCCTGTGAAGCCGCCGCAGAAGAATTGTTGTAATGCAGTCTGCCATCAGAGTCAGTCCAAACATAGGTCGGATTCTTGCTTTGAATGTTTGAGGATACTCTGCTGTTCCAATCGTTGGTTTTTCTCTGTTGCTGTTGCTGTAAGTATGCCTGTAATGCTGATGCTTGACTCTCTGCAAGCTGTTTTTTCTGATTAGCCAAGTCCTCCGCTTGCATTTGACCGTATTGGTTATTGATTGCGGCTTGACTTTGCTGTAATTGTGCCATGAGTGAGGATAAATCGCCTTGGTACTCGTTTCCGAGTTTTGCAAGGGATTCTTGCAGTGCCGAATTGTTGTTCGCCAAGCCCGAAGCATATGCGTTCAGAATGCTGTTTAAGGCGGTCTCGCTTGCACCGCCTGTGATTCCGCTAGACGATAACTGCTCCGCAAGTTTGTTTTTGTTCTGCTTGTAAACAATGTACTGCTGTCTTGCGGCATCTTCGGCAGCTTGGTTTGCTTGATTTACGCCTTGATTGTATACGTTTCCAAGCTGTCCTGCATTGGTGTTGTAAAGGTCTTGCGCTCCGCCTAAAGCCATGTTCCATTGGTTTTGGATGTTCGGGTCGGCAGTGAGTTTATCAGAGCCGATCGGATCCATTCCTCCTTTTGTCAGTGCGTTATAATACGCAGTGCCATAAGCTGTAGGATTGTTCGAGACTGACTTAATCACATTTTGCATGAACCCTATCCCGCCTTTTGCTCCGCTCGATTTTGTTCCGCTCGAACCTCCGCTCGAATTAGTTCCATACAGTTTATCGGTGGTTTCTTTACCGAAAGAATTTCCGTATGAGTTCGAACCGCCTGTTGCGGATTTGAAAGCGGACAGTGCAGACGATGTGCCACTCCCCCATACTCCGTCCACGTTTCCTTTGTAATATCCTTTGTCTTTTAACCCCTGTTGCATTTTCTTTACTTCAGATGTTGACGTGGAGCCTTTTCTATAAATTGTAGCCACGATTATCCCCTTTCCTTATTCTGTTACTTCCGTCCACCCGTATACTCCCGGCTCCCATACATTGTTATCAACCGTAGATACCCAAGTCTTCCCGTTGTGCTTCACTTTGTCGTTTTTCATGTACGGGTTTGTGCTTTCCGGTTGTACCCAGTCCGGTATTTCTGTCGGTGATGGGTTTAACACCTTTGCCCATAGAGATGGTGCGTCTTTTGGCGCCCATGTGCTTTGGGCGGTGTGCGCTTGCAGGCACTTGTACAATGTGTCTTGATAGCGTACTCTGTCTCCTTTTTTATAGGTTTCCGATTCATTCCATGATGGGTACAGCTCCTGCACTTTCGCCGCGGTTTCGTCGTCGAACGTGCCTGCAATCAGCGCCGTCTTTCCATTCACGAATGCGGTCAACGTTTCGTCCATTCTCTGAACAAGGTCGTTGATTTGCTCTTGCATCACCTTGATTGCTTTTACTACTTCTGCGTCCATATTTTGTCCTTTCCCGACCGGGACACCGCCCGGTCGATTATTTGATTTTAGATACAGCCGAACGGAGCAAACCCAGAATTATTGTCCGCATCGGCATAGCTCGCGTAGCCGCTGCCGTTCACAGCGCAGTAATAAGAAGTGTAGTTCGAACGAGCAGAACACTCCCACCAATAGCTGGCCGCACCTGTATCCCCTCGCTTTTTGATCCTGTTCGCTGACGTTTTGTACCAGTTCCACTGCGCATACAGTGCGGATTCGTCTGGTAATGAATAGATGTTACTTCCTAAGATTGCTTCCTCCGGCGCAAGTCCGAAGTAGTCTGTGGTTTCGAGTAGCCCGCTTGTTGCTCCCCCGCCTTTTCCTTGCTTCCACTTGAACTGCTTAAAGATTCCTCTGAGCGGTTCTGGGATTGCCGGTCTGAACACATTGTTGCACCATGTTCTTCTCGCACACCCCGACCATCCGTTTGCATTACTTGCGTTAGAATTCATGTAACCCATTTCTTTTAGGCTGTTTTTTAGTCCTACAATGAAATCCGGTTTTGTTTTGCCTCCGGAAGTAGCATTCGCAAGTGTAAAGCCTGTACAGGTTTTATCTATCAGCACAAGTGTTGCGGTCTGCGCAACATGAGATTCTCCAACTCCCGTTGCCGCCATTGCGGAGAGGTTGACGGTTCTTTCCTGTCCGACTTCCCAATAGTCTTTGAGGTTTATCTGCCCCGCATCAGCAGCGGCTACCATGTGCGCAATCTCCGCATCGGTTCCGGTTGCCCAGGTGACGATTTTGATTGACACCGTTACTGTTGTGCTTGCAGTCTTTGTGACGCCGTTTTCGCTGTAACTTACCGTCACTGTGATGGTTCCGGTTGTGCTTAGCGTGCTTCCGTTTGCCGGGCTTGTCGTGTAGCTTGTCACTACGGCGGAGTTCCCGGAATTGAAGGTCGCTTTCACAACCATGCCGGAGAGGTTTAATGTCTCACCTGTGGTATAGTTTCTTTTGGTTGGCTGCGTGGCGATTGCAATAGATGACAGCACTCTCGTGACGGTGATAGATTGGCTTGTCTGATACGTGACGTTCAACTTATCCCATATCCATGTTACATTGATTTTCGTTGTGTTCTCATACACTGTCGTTCCTGCTGACGGGGAAAACGTACACTGACTTGTTACGTCTTGCGAAGAACCGTCCGAAAAGTTTGCTTTCACGACCATTCCGGAGAGGTTTATCTTTTCTCCTGCTTTGTACGTTGTTTTACTCGGTGCGGTTGTTACTTCAATTCCTATCGGAATTTTCCCAATTCCGCCGCCGCGTCTTACGATAAAACAGTCTCCCATTATCTCACCACCTTTATGTTCAAGCTAACGCTTGTTTCTGTTGCTTCTTTTGCGTAGAATATAATCTGATTCGCGCCTGCTGTAGCCTTGAAAACTTTACCCCACGCTTCTTCCTGTGCTTCGAAGTCTGCCGTTGTGGTTACAAGGTCAATGATTGGTGTGTCTGTCGCAAGGATTCCCTGTACGGTGACTACTTGCTTAACGTATCCTGCCTCCGTAGTCCACGATGTTCCAAGGGTGGCGGTTTTGTTTAGAGTTACGGCTTTTTTGGCAAGTTCTGTGGTTGTGTTGGACGGAACGTTTGCAACCTTGTTTTTGTCGGTTGTGGTATAGTCATTGGTAGATAATTGTTTACCGGATACTTTGTCAACCTTTGTTTCAAGCCCCTCTGTCAATTCTGTTTTTGTCGCAAAATCACCGCCTGCCGCAGCTTTCGCCTGCTCCATGTAATACTTGGCGTTGTCAGCATCTTCTCCGACTCTCGTTCCGGTGCCGCCTTTTGCGTAGGACTGCGAAAGGATTGCCGAAGTGTCCGCCGCGTTTGCTCTTTGGTTTGCTATTATAGCGGCGTTTCCTGCGCTTGTTGCGCTTTCCGAAGCAGATTCTTTAGAAGCCGCCGCAGATTCAGAATATCCCTTTGCAGACTGATTAAATGTGCTTGCGTTGTTTGCGCTTGTTTCTGCCGCAGACGCGCTTCCCGCCGCTGAATTTGCGCTTCCTGCAGCCGCAGAAACATATCCCTCTAAGGTTGATACTGCCGTAAGCGACAAGTGGTCTAGTGTAATAGAATTCGGCTTGACAATCGCAGTGACGGAATACTTTGATGACTCTATGAAGTCAATCGTATCTGAATCACTAAAGCTATAAACATTCAGAAGTGAGGTAACTTCTGTTTGCGTATAGGTTCCGTCTTGATTCGTGATTCTTAAATACGTCTTTCCGTCAATCTCCATCAACTCGAAACTTGCCGGAATTTTTTCAAGGTCTGTGTCAATCTCTGTGACAACTCCGCCCTTTGTTGTGATTTTGAATTTTCCGTCTCCCTTTGTATAGGAAATGGTTTTTATAAGGTCGGTCGTTTCTTCTGAAATTTTAGTGTTTGTTTCTTCTTTGGTGTATCGTGAGGAAATATCAGTCGAAATACTGTCAAGCCCTAAAGCAATCAATAAATCAACAAGTTCATTGTGCTTATCCATGTTCAGCTGTGGAAACTTGTCAAAAGCATCTTTGTTCTGCTCGACGGTTCCGTTCAGCCTTCTGCCTTGATTTGACTTGACATAAGCTGCATTTCTCTCACTGGTTAGTGTTTTTACGTCAGATAGTGCCATGCTCTACCCCCTATTCTTTGAAAAATTACCTACTGTGTAAGTCTTTGTTATCTTCAAAAGTCCGAACGGTTCATAAATTGTGTTGTTTTCAACGACAATTTGCAGTCGTTTGTACTTCTTTACTTTCTTATTGAAAAAATCGTCTTGCGCTGTTTCATTGCTGCTGAATGTGAACCTATCAAAATCGACTGGATCCCAAGAGAAAATATCGGCAAAGAATATTCCAAGAGGATATTCTCTTTCTCCGTCTGCTATCAACGTCACTTCTGCCGATGTTCTGTCATACGGAAGCAAGGTTAAAAGCGAACCTTTTTTATTCAGCGTCTTAAAATACTGCGGCGCTCCATCATCGTCAAGCGGTGTGGACCATCTGCATGGTATCGCAACGCCGCCAGTCAGTATTTTGTCGCCAATCTCTGTTACATAAACCGTTCCATCATCGCAGTATGCGGTTTTATCTGTAATGTCAGTATTGAATTTGCACAAAACGCCCTCTGCCGTTCCAAACCATAACTCGTTTTCGTACTCAAAGAAACACGTTGCCGGAATGTTCTCCCAATAGTAGCACTCATACGAATAGTTTGTTGTATTGTTCACGTCGTTAGACTTCTGCCTACCGTCAAGAACATAACAATGACCGTTCACCGCAAGAAGATAATACCGCTTCCACACAACGCTGCAAGCGTTTTCCAGGTTAGGTTCGTTAATCAGCTTCTTGTCAATGTAGTATGAGCGGTTTCTAAGTACGTTATCTGTCGTTGCAAAAACATTTGTGATTGCGAATACTCCGTTTCGTGTCAAAAACAGAGGGTCATCGCCTAGCGTAGCGAATGTCTTTGTCGCAATTCCGCCCGCTCCGCCCATTGTAGGCTTGACTGCGAAATACGTCTCTCCTGCAAGCGTTTGACCGTAGGAAAGATAAACCGTTGTTTCTGTGTTGGTATCTCCCTTTATGACCGCCAAATAAGAAGAATAGGCGTGTAAGCCGACAATATCATTACCATCTTGACCGGCTACAAAATAATTGTTGTCAGGCCAGTATGTAGGGTCGTTGATTCCTGTGTAGTAAACACGATTCTTTTTCACTCCACCTACCGCAAAGATTCTGTCTGTTGTGGAATATCCGTATGCCTTTGTGATAGAGGTTTTCAGAAGGTCAACTCTTGATTCTTTGTATTGCCCTTTATAAATTATCGTCTCAACTCCGCCGATGGTTTCTTTGTGGTCTTCGGTAGCGTCAAAATTCTCGAATGTGATTTTTACATTGTCCTGTCCGGTCACAACAGGCTTATGCGCAGCCTTGAACGTGATTTTAGGGGCGCATACGACGAAATCAACCGTATTGCCTAAAATATCTCTGCCCTTTAATGTCTTGGTTTCTCCTATGGTGTAATCGGTATCCTTTGTTTTGGTTTCAAACTCTCCGTCAGAGTTCATAACTTCGACTTTGATGGAACCGGCTACAATGTATTTATAGAAGTCACTCTCTGTTAGTTTTTGCGGTACAAGGGAATATTCCTTGTCTGTGTCGTTTCCTAAAAATGAGAACGTCCTTTTAGTGGTTAAAAGGTTGACACCCTCTAAGGATACTCCGCCGGTACCGTCGGGGTTTCTCGAAATAGATACTTCCGGAATCTTCGCTGTTCCTGCGGTCAATACGTCCTCTGCCGCCAAGTCCTTAAACTTATACAGTTTTCCATTACAGAATGAATATACCGCATCATCAAACAAAAACAAGTCAGCGCATTCTAATCTTTCGTAAGAAACAAGCGTTACAATGGTATCGACGCCGTTTTTTTCGTAAACTGCGTATATTCCCTTTGCAGCTATTACATACTTGACTGCTCCAACGCTCTCTTTGTGCAGGAGAATCTTTTCAATCTTCCCCGCGTTCGGAATTGTGGTGACTTTTCTCCAACCTCGTCTTTTTATAGGGTTTCCCCCATTGTCGGAAATTAAATTGAGCATGTCGGGGCTTCTTCGGATTTTTACCTCTGTTCTGTCTCTCGAAAAGTCTGCTCCACGCAATCCCTCGTAGTAGGTATGCCTATATGATGGTTGTGCAGGTATTTTTAGCTTCATAATCTCAACCCCTGTCCGATAACAGTTTTTCTTGTGGAATAACATGCCTGTTTGATCTGATTCATCAAATCGTCGTACTCGTTGTAGTAATACGTCGCTTTCGTCAGATCGTCATCAAGCCACACATAATGCCCTGCCAAAAGTTTGATTAAAGGCTGCACGATAAGCGGCAGCTGGATCTCAAAATCTTCGGGCGTGTCCTCTGTAATGTCAGTAATGACCGGCATCGTCCATTTTTTTTCGTCTGTTGATAATTCAGATTCGAAATATGCCTTTAGCGGCATGACCACCGTTGTATTGATTACATGGATTGCATGGTTCGCGGCGTTTCTTGTAATGGAGGCGTATTCAGTCATCGCTGAATTATCCTCAAAGCCAAGGTCTCGTATTTGATTTTTAAGTTCTCCCCATGTCATAGCTTTCTCCTAAAAAAATAAGGGGGCATTTCTGCCCCCATCAAGTTACGGTAACTCAATAACGGACATGGAAGCCTTTGTAGAGGACGGAACGATAAGGATATAGTCCTTATCAGTGCCGGATACGTTCTTATATCTTCCGTCGTCCAGTCTGATTGCGGCAGTCTTTCCGGCTGCAACCGAGAATGCGTCAAGGTCTTTTACGCCCTGGATGCCGTTTCCCTGCTTTACAGTAACAGTAACCGCAGCGGAAGCGTCTGTGTTCTGCACTAAAACGACTCTTTTCCAGTCACCATTTACTGCCGGAACCTGAAAACCATCGGTCGTACCGGCTGTAAAGGTTAAAGTTCCCCATTCGTTAAGGGTTAATTTGTCAGATGTGATTTTTACTTTTGCCATTTTCTATACCTCCTATACCCATTTGCCTACGATCAGTTCTTTCGGTCTTGCGATGATACCGTCATACAAGATAAATCCCTTAACTGCATCGGAGAAGAGTTCCTGCGGTCTGTACGGCTCGATGTGCGTCATCGGATTTACAAAAGCAATCGCTCTGTTGGTCTTCAGCTGTACCATGTAGTTTCCGGAAGAATCTTTCGCGCAGTTGTTGGATTCCTTAATCGTGATACCGTTGTACTTGCCCACAACGCCGTTTTTCAGCATTACGGAGTTATCGGTATCAAGGTGTGTGTACGCCTGCTTTAACAGCATTACATGCTTCGGTGGAAGTGTAAGAGTAATGTTAGCATTTCTCTTAACATCGTTTTCCAGAAGTCTTACAAGCATGCTGTCGATTGTTTCAAGGATGTTATCCTTTGTGATAGTTGTTGCAGCAGAGTTGAACACTACAGCCTGTTTATTCAAGGACATGCCCGCAACGAACTTATCCATGACTTCTGCAAGTCCTTCCGATGTCTCTTTGGATAACGCTTCCATGACACCGCCCACAGCCTGTCTCTTGTCAATATCATCAACCTTATAGTTGAAGTATGCAACCTGGTTGATGTTTAAAGTGATGGACTGGTCAGCTACATCTTCTGCTTCGCCCAGTTTAATCTTCTTGCCGATCTGCGTTGTGATTGTCGGCTTGCCTACACCAAGGATTCTTACGGAGTCTCCCTTCTGCTTTACTTCGCCTTCATACTGTCTGTTTGTATCGGCTACAAAGACGTGTTCTCTTTCTAAATCTCTGTTAATTGCTTCCGTCCACACTGTCGGAATAAAATTCTGATATGCCATTTGTTATTTCTCCTTTACCATTTGG